AATTAGTAGAATTATCTACAATAATATTAAAAATTGAAAGTGAAAAAGATTCTGAATATTCAGATTCAGATGAAGAAAAATCCACTTATTAGTCTTAATATATTAAATTTACTACATCAAAAATAAAAGGTTCTGTTTCTGTTTATCAAAAACCAGGTACATAAAAAACATTAAAAGCTAAAAAAAATGTATCAAATGCATAAAATATGATTTAGATTTATAAAAATCTAATTTATTATAATGTCTTATTATGAAAAATATTTAAAATATAAAAATAAATATTTTAATTTAAAAAATCAAATTGGTGGTAATCTAGAATTATTTAAAGCTATTGAAGACGAAGATGAAAAAAAAGCCATTGAAATAATAAATAAAATGAATTTAAACGTTTTAGATAAAAGTGAACAATTTAATGTCATCAATGAAAATAATCTTACAGTTTTACAATTAGCTTGTAAAAATAATATGACTAAAGTTGCTTTAAAATTAATAGATTGTGGAGCTAATGTGAATACTGTAGATATTATTAAAAATACTCCTTTATTAGATGCTTGTGAAAATAATATGGATGAGGTTGCTTTAAAATTAATAAATAGTGGGGCAAATGTTAATTCAGAAAATATTATTGGAATCACACCATTACTAAAAACGTGTGAAAATCATATGGATGAAGTTGCTTTAAAATTAATAAATAGTGGTGCAAATGTTAATACTATAGATAGTATTAAAAAATCTACCCCATTATTGGAAGCTTGTTATAATAGTATGAAAGAAGTTACATTATTATTGATAGAAAAAGGGGCTGATGTAAATGTTAAAGATTCATATGGTTCAACAGTATTGATAGAAGCTTGTAAAAATAATATGGATGATATTGCATTATTATTAATTAAAAAAAAGGCTGATATTAATGCAATAAATAAATATGGAGATAGTGCATTATTAAGTGCTTTCAAAAATAATATGAAAGATGTTGTAATATTATTAATAGAAAAAGGTGCAGATATTAATATTAAATTTTCATATGGTTATACAATATTGTTTGAAGCTTGTAATAAAAAAATGGACGATATTGCAATATTATTAATAGAAAAAGGAGCTGATTTAAATGCGAAAACCGAAAGTGGAAATACAGCATTAATGGAAGCTTGTTATCAAAAATTGGAGAATGTTGCATTATTATTAATAGAAAAAGGTGCAGATATTAATGTAATAAACAGTAGTGGTAATACTGTTTTATTAGATGCAATACATAACAATATGGAAAAGACTATATTATTACTACTAGAAAAAGGAACTGATGTTAACGTTACAAATAATTATGAAAATACACCTCTATTATTAGCTCTTGGATACAATATGGAGAAAGTTGTTATAAAATTAATAGAAAAAGGAGCCAAAATGTCTGACTTGTCATATTTTTATATTAATAAAATTTATACATTTGTATTGAAAAAACATAATAAAATATTATATACTAAAAAACAACCAGGTTATCTAAACTACAAAAGAATTATTGATGAAAATTTTGAAAAAAATAAAAAAATATTAGATAGAATAAAAACCCAATTTGAAATTGATGAAATAATATTTGAACGCAATGGTGAAGAAAATAAAGTATTAGTAAATAATAAATTTACTGTTCTTGATCTTAAAGTTGAACTTTCATTTCAATTAAGAATACCAGTAGATGAAATATCAATATTGCCAAAAGGTACTTATAAAATAATGGAAGATGAAAGATATCTTACTGATTATGGAATTCCACTTGTATATAAAAATATAATAGTTTCATTTAAATTGAGAACAGGTTTTTGAAATAAATATTACTAAAAACTAATGAAATAATTATATTTGTCTCAAAAACTCTAAGGGTTTTTCATTATCAATAAAAATAGTAGCATCAGCCGACCCTGTTTTCTTTTTCTCTGTTCTCATTTTAATATTTTCATCTGTTTCATAAATAATTTTCAATGCTGGATAAATTAATTGATCCTTCATGTGTGGTTTTAAGTGAAAAGTTATATTTTTACTAGGCCAATATAAATTACCATTATAAAATGCATTATTAAAATTTACAAATTCACTCTTATAATTTTTATCTAAAAAATAACCAAATGTATTATTTCCTTTTTTATCAAGATGAAAATTGTGCATCCACATAAAATATTTATTTACTGGTTTATCTCGATATTTAAAAAATTCAAATGTATATTTATCTCTATTTATATCATATTTTTTTGGGTTAAAATTATTATTTTTATCTTCTATAAACATTTGATTAACTAAGTCCTTAAATTTTTTTATTATTTTATTATTTTTTGAATTTAATAATTCTAAATTCAGGTCTTTTTTATCAATAATTGTTCTCTCGCCATTTATGAAGACATACGCTTTATCTTTATAAATTCCTTGAATATAAGGTTGTTCATTATCTTTGTATTCTATTTTCTGAACCTCTCCGCCATAAAAATAAATTTTGTTATTATTATTTTGATTCCATTTTTTCATCCATTTAATTAATTTTATCATAATTTTATTTTTGAAGGGATACATAAAAGCAGAAAAGGGTTTTTTCCAATCATTTGTTTTATCAAAAATATAATCATTAATTAAATCACAAATATCATAATGGTCTTCTAAAAAGAAAATATTAACTAAATTCTCTTTGACCATTCTTTTAAACATTTCAAATCTAAATTCAAAATTTCGAAGACTACCGTGTGTGGCTTCACCAAACCCATACATTCTATAATTTTTATCTTTTATAAAATGTAATACATCATTTATAAGATTATTATATTCCTTCATATATATAATATTATATAATAATGTTCTGATGAATATATGGTACACTAGGATTTTATCTCATTTTTGAAAGTATCGTCCAGACAATTATGCCACCTAAACAAAGGCCTGAAATATGTCCAATTATAAATCCTTTATTCCATTGATAATCACCATAATCTCCAATAATCTTCCCTATTGGATTTGTTCTATCTACATTGATTATATATGGCTTCATATATATTTATAATAATTATTACTATTTAAGTACATTTAAGTGAATGCCTATTTATAATACTCGTTAGTCTAAAACTATAATTAAATATTACAACTTTGCACATTTTCAAACAAATATAATTATTTTACCAAAAATAAAATCAGGTACAAGATAAAAATTGATTATTAAAATAATTAAAATATTAATTAATTTGATAAATGACTTATCAATATAAAAATGTAATTGAAAGAATACATCCAGATTGGTTACCTTTTTTTACAGATAATGAGAAAGAATTAACAACTATTTTAGATATGGTAAATAAAATAAATACTATAATATATCCAAATGAAAAAGATTTATTTCGTGCATTATTTTATCATTCACCTAATGATATTAAATTAGTAATCATCGGACAAGACCCCTACATATCGGAAGAAAACAATATTCCTCAAGCGATGGGTCTTTCTTTTTCAGTTCCTAAAACACATAAGAAAATACCTCCTTCATTAAAAAATATTTTCAAAGAAATAAAAAATTGTTATCCAGATTATAATATTCCAAAACATGGTTTATTAAAACGATGGTCTCGCGTTGAAAAAATATTATTATTAAATTCTGTTTTAACAGTTTCTGCTGGTAAATCAAATTCTCATGCTTACATATGGACAAATTTTACAGATAAATTAATAAAATGGTTTCAAGAAAAAAATACAAGCTGTATATTTTTATTGATGGGTGCTTTTGCACAAAAAAAAGCTAATTTTATTGATATAAAAAAACATAAAATATTTTCAACTGTTCATCCTTCACCATTAAGTGCTTATAATGGATTTTTTGGTTGTAACGTATTTAAGAAAATAAATGAATATTTGGAAACCACTAATCAAGAACCAATAAATTGGTAAAATGATTTTTAGATTATTATAATCTCTCTCTCGCTAAAAAACTTATAAAAAAAGTGTATATAAACTTTTTTATTTATTAAAAATTATTTAAGAATAAAATATATATAATTATATATAATATTAAAAGATTTATGGAAAACTTATGTACAATTTGTAATAGAACATATGCTAGCAAACAATCTAGATGGAATCACATGAAAAAATTTCATAAAAATTCTAACGATAAATCAGTAGTAGATAATATACAACAAGTAGTATCAAAAAATACTACAAGTACACTTTTGGACGATAATACCGTATGTAAATTCTGTAATAAAAAATTATGCGACAGAATGTACCGATGGAAACATGAGAAAATATGTAAATCAAAAATAGAAAATGACTTGAAAGAAAAATTTCAAGAATTAGAAAAGAAAAATGAACTAATAGAAAAACAAAACAATACAATGGTAAAAGAAATGGAAGAACTTAAAAAATTAATTCAAAAATCATTTAAAATTCATCCTAAAAAATTACAAAAAATAAATAATCAATTAAATAATGAAGGTATAATAAATATAACTAATAATATAAATATTGTACAATTAGGACATGAAAATTTAAGTGAAATTTTATCCGATAAAGAAAAAATAACTATATTAAATAAAAGGGCTAATGGTTTAAGAGAAATAGTTGATTTAGTACATATATCTAATAAATATAGTCAATTTAAAAATGTTTACATAACAAATTTACAAAATACTATTGGATATAAATATGATAATAAAACGAATACATTTATTGCTGTAAATAAAAGCGAATTATTAGATGATATTATTGATTGTAGAATGTACGATATAGAAACTTTTTACAATGATTTAGAATACAAGTTAGATGTAACTACAGCTAAAATAGTTAAACATTTTATTGAAAGAATGAATGATGGAAAAGATAATTTAAAAGGTGTTAAAAAAGAAGAATTAAAATTATTATTATATAACAGTCGTGATAAAATTTTATCTAAAAAAGAAATAGAAATTTAAAAATAAATGAATATTTGGAAACCACTAATCAAGAACCAATAAAATGGTAAAATAAATATATATATATATATAAAAATTGCAATAATATTATTTTTAAATATATAAATAAAATGTATGTCAACGCATTTATCTGAAGAAAATTACGAATGTTCTATTTGTTACGACGATGTACTAATTTCAGAAAAAACTACTTGTCCTTCTTGTGATAAAAGTTGTTGTGTTAACTGTTTCCATCGTTTCCTGATTGAATCCGATATTAAACCAAAATGCATGCATTGCAATATATTATTATCTTTGGAAACAATTATAATTTTGTCAGATGAAGATTGGTTTTCAACAGTATATAAAATACATCGACAAGAATTATTGTGGAAAATAGAGAAAGGTAAATTTAAATCAACACAATTAGCAACAAACGCTTATTTGGAAGCACAAGTATGTAAATATACAACCTGTTTAAATGGAGACTTGAAGAATTTTGATGACTATTTTGATGATATTTATGATAATAATACATATAATCGTCTCGAAATCGCAGAACAAATAGTTGTAAATGCAACTGTGTGTATTCAACAATATGGAAAAGGTTGGGAAAATTTTGATTTTAAAGGAAACAAACCACGACCAATTGAAAGTGTAAAAAATACTTTTTTTGCTTGTCCTGTTGGTACTTGTGTTGGGACT